GTGGTTTGTGAGGGGTAAGTAGTTATGGGTGCAAATGGGTGCAAATATGGGTGCAAATGGGTGCAAATTGACCCGACCATGGGTGCAAATGGGTGCAAATGGGTGCAAGCGTTTTTTAGCTCTAATAAGCCTACTTGCACCTATTGCACCTATTGCACCTATAAAAAGGTAAAAGTATGTAGTAGTAGAGAAAAGGCTTATCCATGCAGTAGCAACATGAAAGCACTCTAAGAAAGTTGGAAATATGGGTGCAAATGGGTGCAAGTAGGTGCAAGTTATAAAAAATGGCTTATTTACGTATGATTGAAGATGATGAAATTTTGACATATTTGACCGAGCTAGACGTCATTGCTGATTGCGAGAAAGCATGGAAATCTGAATTAGTCGAGGTCAATAAGAATATCCGGGAATGGGCGAGTTCTCCGGAGATGGTTGAGTTTGGTAAGACTTCGCGTTTGAGATTTCTGAAGGAAGAAATCAAAAGATACAGAGATGATAAGAAGGAAAAAATAGATATGATGTGTTCGCTTGTCGGAACAAATGGAGCATGTCTCATCTCGATAGTTGAAGGTCAGGCTGAGAAACTCGAATGGAAAATACAGAGATTGTTGATGGAGAAGAGGAGTCTAGAGGGGAAAACAAAAGAAGGCGATATCACTCCTGCCGTGATAGAGCGAGCGAAGGAATACCCGATTTCAAGTCTTATTGAGGTTGATGGCAGAGGGAAAGCAAAATGCATCAATCACGACGATAGCCACCCGAGTATGGATTGTCGCAATAACTTCGTATACTGTTATTCCTGCGGGTATAGCGATGATGCGATCGGGGTGTATCGGAAATTGAATGGTGTTGGGTTTGTGGAAGCCGTGAGAGCTCTCTCTGCAGTATGACACTGGCTGCCAGACGGTTCGGAGATTGGTATTGTGATATTGAGGTGTGTATGGTATAGTGAATACACTGGGAAAAAATAACCTTACATTTTTGACATATAAAACAGATATTGTTGTAATATCATTAAAATATGGACAGAATCGAGAAGGTATCTGACATAATTGGTAAAATACAATATGGTAGGGTGATTCTGCTCATTGATGGAGAAAAGTGTACCGCAACAGTCGAAAAGTGGAAACGAAATCCAAGCAGATCAGAGATTTCCGATGCCGTCGATAATACAGTACTCTATGAGTTTGGTGGTGTAGAGGTACACCAGGGGAATTGTACTTTGCTAAAACAAATAAAAAAAATAAGAATTTGACAGAGTAAATATATTATGCTATTTTGTAGCTAATTGAATACAGCTGAGCGATATATGCAGGCATTACCCACTTGGGAGATGTCTGTTTTTTTTGTTACAAAAAATATGCCCGCAGGACGACCATTCATCTACGACAAAGAAAAAACAGTTGAAAGCGCGAATGCTTATATTGATTCCTGCAAAGACGAACAGTACACTCTCCTAAAAACTGAGGGAGAATCGACTACATCATGGGAGAACAAAATCAGAGTCAAGCTTCCAACAATTGAAGGACTCGCGGTCTATCTCAAGGTGTCTCGCTGGACAGTATATGATTGGAAAGAGAAATATCCAGAATTCGCTGAAGTGATTGAGAGGCTCCAGGCTGAACAGGCGGACAGATTGCTGAACAACGGTCTTTCAAACGACTACAACTCAACGATTACGAAAGTGCTACTCACGAAACATGGCTATAGAGAGGGGACTGAGTTGACTGGAGCGGACGGTAAAGACCTTATCCCAAGTGAGGTTCAAAGGAAAACGATAGGGGAAAGGCTAAAAGACATTTTATGAGCAAGGCGTCGAGTAGGGAATTTATACGAAATATAATCCTGAACGGAAGCCATACAGACAAGCTCGCTCTTTACCAATTCAATAACTCAATGGGCATAAAAGAGATCGCAAAGCGATTCAATTTTTTCGTTATCGGAAATTTCGTTAGGTATTTGAAGCATAAACAAGCTCCATTCCATGAGGAAATGCTCGAGCATTATATCAAATCGTATCTCGGTGATGAGAAGTATCTCAATATCGGGTATCGAGGGTGCGCTAAGACAACCCTAAAGAAGCTATTCGATGTGTATGTTCTCCTGAACGATACAAGTGTGAAGAAGAAGCGGTATATCAAGGTGTTGACTAAGGATCTCAACAACAGCAAGCAGATAGTTACTGACGTGTATAACCTGATTGTTGAGACTGCTTGGCTTTACGGAGACGTATTCGAGAAGGAGGGGAAGATCAAGCGAGAGGAGACCATGGGAAGCTTCACGATGAAAGACGGCAGAAAGTACGCCAGTGGGACAGTCGGACAGGTGCAGCGCGGTCAAATCCAAGATGCATACCGTCCTGACTGGCTCTGGGTGGAAGATGTAGAGGACTCTTCAACGATACGATCAATGGTCCAGACGCAGGGAATCATTAGCAAGATTGATGAAGCAATACAAGGAATGAGCGACGACGGGACGTATGTCGTGACTGCCAACTATATCAGTGAAGAAGGTACAGTTGAATGGTTCAAAAATAAGAAAGAGATCGTTACTCAGATAACTCCTATTATCGACAAGGAAGGAATATCAACGTGGGATAAATTCACGAAAGAAAAAATTGAGAGCATAAAGAACGACGCTGAAGATTGGCAAGGGGATTATCTCTGTGACCCGACGAGCGGAAAGGACAAGTTCTTTGATCTAGGAGTAGTTGAGAAGTTACTTGGCCAGGCGAAGCAGTATACGAGTGAAGTTGGATTCGTAAAACTCTGGGATGAGTACAAGCCGCACCATAAATATGGGATGGGTGGAGATACTTCCGAGGGAATCGGTGAAGACTCGAATGCTCTTGCCCTCTATGACTTCAGTACGAATACAGTTATCGGAACATTCCATAGTAATGAGATAGCACCAGACTTATTCGGTTATGAGATGGCACGTATTGGTAGGACATTCGGATGCTGCATCGTCGCTCCAGAAAGGAATAACACAGGGTATGCCACGATCGCTGCGCTGAAAGAAGATCAATATCCAAATATCTATAAGGAAGTTGTGAAGGACAAATACACAGATGAACAGAAAGAAAAACTAGGATGGGGAACTGACAGGAAAACAAAGCCGACAATGTGGTTCGATTTCAGGAAAGACTTTAACGACGGTCTTATCACGATATATGATGTTGAGTTATTGGAGGAAATAAAGAAATACACGAAGGCTGATTTTAATGACAGAACAACAGGAATTATTACTAGACACTTCGATCTCCTCACTGCAGCAGTTATTGGATGGCAACTGAGGCTAATGGCAATAGCAATTGACGAAAACGAAAGTGATTTTGAAGAACATAATACAGATTTCTAATATGCAGTACACCCCAACAGACGAAGAAAAAGAAGTTATTCGGATAATACAATCCGAGAAAACCAACTGGGAGGACGGCCATGTCTTCGTCGTGGATAAAGTCCAATTCATCATGAAGAATGTGGTGAAGAAGGCTCGTAAGAATTACTTCGGTATCTTTAACAGTCCGAAAGACCCAGTAACAAAAAGAGAGAAGATATTTATCCCTCTTACGGAATGGACGGTAGAAACGATGCTTAAAAACATTGACATTGATACGAAAGATATTGATGTTAAGGCAAGGAACACAAACGCCTATCTCAAAGCAGAGGTCTTCCGGCACATCCTCAAGAAGAAGCTCGATGAAATCAATTTCGGTCAGACGCTGAACCGGTGGCTTCGGAGAGTGGCAATCGATGGAACTGCTTACCTCAAAGCCTATGAAGAAGATGGGAAGCTCGGAGTGGCGGTAGTTGACAGGCTTAACATGATTGCCGATCCATCGGTAGAATGCCTTGATGATAGCGCGGGTATCACGGAACGATTTATTCTCAGTAAGCCTGAATTCGATGAATTGAATCTCGATGGGAAAGAATATGTAGACGGTGTTACCAGTATCGACCGCACCGGAATTGAGGCTTTCAGCCCATCAGTACAGAGCACCGAGATACCGTATGTCGAACTCTTTGAGCGATACGGGTATTTCCCTGAGTATGTCATCACCGGAAAAGAAGATGACAAAAAGACATTTTTCTACGGAAAGGCAACTGTTACCGGACTCAATGGAACGCCAGTAGTACACAGTGTTGTAAAACTCGATGAAGAGGAAAATCCATACGGGGAAGGGAAGCTAAAGGAAGTACCGAACCGGTTAGATGGTAGAGGAATTCCTGAGATGTTGTTCAACATACAGGCATATCTAAATGAAGTTGTCAACACTCGCATGAACAAAGCGAGAATCGTACAGCTCGGACTTTTCAAAATGAAGGGGAATGTCACACCGCAACAGTTCGCTAAACTCTTCACGACTGGAGGAATAAAACTGGATCAAAGCTCGGAAATTGAGGCAATGAATACCGGTTCGATTGACCCATCGACCTATAAGGACGAAGAGCAGGCGTATCAGTGGGGAACTCGAGTAACTGGGACAACCAACGAAGACGATCAGGCAGCAAGTAGACCGGCTACAAATGCTCTTCTCGAACAGCAAGGAGCAAGCAAAGGATACAACCTGAGAATCGAAGACTTGATGCTTTCACTCGGGAAGTTCATTGAAAAGAAAATGCTACCGATTATTAAGAAGGAAATGCTCTCCGACAAGGGTTCACTTGTTCGCGTAACTGGCGACCCGAAGATATTTGAAAAACTTGACGAATCGCTTATCAGGAATCAGGTATACAAGAACATTGAGTCCATGAGTCCAACAGAGAAGCAGATGATGCGGGATAGCGGAGTGGATATGGAGATGTTCGTACAGCAAGGGATGGAGCAAATGAAAGCATTAGGAGAAGACCGTTATATTCCAATCATTGAAGACTTATTCGACATTGAGTACGACATCAAAGTAGTTACGAGCGACGAGAGTATCAACCGTTCCGTGATGGCTTCTATGCTTCAGAATACGCTTGGTATCCTCGCAAGTTCTGGACTTCCGGTACGAGACACTCTAAAAGAACTCTACGACACTATGGGACTTGATGGAGAAAAGCTGATACAAGATCAACCAGTGCAATTACCACAGCAAGGAGCGCTCCAGCAAGGTGGCCCTGAAACAGTCGCTAACTCAATGCCTCAACCAAGCGCGATATGAGCAAGGAATTAAAATACAAAGAATTCGTAGATCAAAACAAGGAAGTATTGCAGTTGCTAGCCCAGAAGGTTAAATCGGTCGATACCGTGAGGGGTGTAAGAACATTACACGAACTCAATGGGAGGCATGACGCAATTAAGATCATTAACGAATGGCTCACAGATCTTTGGGGCATCACTACCGAGGAGCTGCCGGAAGCCGAAGAAGACGATAAATTATTTAACGTAATAAATTAGTATGGAAAATACTGACAAACCCGAAGTTACCGACGCTGAGACAGAGATTGACGAGAGTATCGAAAACATCTTTGAGGATGCAGGAGACACGGATGTCGAAGGCAAAAGCGAAGAAGCAAAGAACCTCAGCCGTGAGCAGCTTGAAAAAGTTGCAGGGAGGAAGTTCGAGTCAGATGAGGATTTCATCAAACATTACGAGAACTTAAAAAACCTCGTAGGAGACCAGGAGCTTGCAAAAGAACGCAAGGCCAAAAAAGAAGATACGAAGGTAGACAAACTTTCCGAAATGGAGCAGAAGTTAGCTCGATTGGAGAAAGAAAGTATCACCAAAGACTTCCTCCTGGCAACGCCAACCGCGAAAGAACATCTCGACCTTGTAGAGGCATACGCCGAAAAGCATGGCATGAGTCTGAGCGAGGCGTGGGAATCCAAAGTGTCTAAGCTCGCTGAATCTAGCCAAAACAGGACAGTAATTAATAAGAATAGAATAACTCCTGTTCAGTCACAACGAGTAGTTGATTTGGCGGAAAGAGCAAAAACTGGTGATCAGAATGCTACTGATGAGCTTATCAATACGCTCGTGTGGAAGAAATAGGAAAGCAAAACTATGGCAGAAGATTTTATCCTCCGTTCGTATGGCGATGTATCGAAGCGTGAGTCCGTATTGGGACTCGTCTCGATCCTCACAGCGACGGAGAAGCAGATTACGAACATGATCGGCAAAACGAAGGCTATCGACACCGTTCATATTACATTGACAGACACGCTCGCTACCGCAGGGTCCTCAGCAGTCGCGGAAGCCGCTGACTATACAGCTGGTGCAACGAGCACCCCATCTCGGATTTCTAACGTCGTTGAGACGGTGGCTGTTCCGTTCAAGGTCTCTCGTGTCCAGCAGGCAGTTGACCACTATCACGGTCAGAACGAACTTACTCGTCAGACTTCCAAGAAGTTGAAAGAATTTGGAAACTCCGCTGAGTTTGACCTCGTTCGCTCGACGCTCGTGTCCGGTGTTTCAGGGACCGTTCCGAAGATGGCTGGATTGTTCGCCCACATCTCGAAGGCAACCAACACGACCTCCCAGACCTCTGGAACCGTGTGGAGCGCCTCGATTATGAAGGGTCACATGAAGACCAATATCGACAACTCAAATGGTGATGTTGCAACCGATATCTTCATGGGTTCTTACCTGAAGGACAAGACCGATGACTTTACCAACAAGACGAACACTGTATCAACCGGTACAAATGTTCGTGAAGTTGTGCTGGTTGTCGACATCTTCGAAACAGGTCTTGGCAAGCTGAAGACTCACTTCCACCGCTATGTCCAGCAAACATCTGATGTGAACGCACGGGTGCTTGCTATCAAGCCGGAAGCACATGCCGTCGCCTACCTCGAAGAGCCTTACATCGATAAGGATTTGGCTCGTACTGGTCCGTTTGACTTCTACGCTGTCACCGGTTCGATGACGCTTGAGACCAAGAGCAAGGATTCCTCGTTTTGGGCAGATGGATATCTCAAGGCCTAACCTTGAGTGAAAAATAGGTTGATTTATTGCCTCGTTTGTGATACATTACGAGTAATAGCAACCGCGCTGGAATAATTAAAGTAATGGGTCCAGTGTCTAGTAGGTTTAATGCCCATTACGCCTACTAGACAGTGGAAAAGAGTATGAAAAAGATTCTTTTTGGGAAGGATGCCCGCAACAGGATAAAGGAAGGAGTTGATAAGTGTTGCGATGTCGTAAAAGTATCTTTAGGAGGATACGGGAAGAATGTCCTCATCTATAACGGGTCAAGCACAGAGATCATCAACGATGGTGTCTCTATCGCCCAGGCAGTGAATGTCAAAGACGAAGTAGAACAGGCAGGCATTCAGCTCGCCAAACAGTGCGCTAATCAGACAAACGAAGACGCAGGAGATGGAACGACCACAACGCTCGTTCTTCTTCAGGCTATCCTGAATGAAATTATCACCGACTTGCAAACGGAGAACCCAAGAGAAGTAAGGTCCGAGTTGTTCAGAGAGGCGGAAGAAACTTTCGCTAAGATACCTGTGAAGCAAATAGAGTCCAAGGATGATGTTTATAATCTCGCACTGACTTCAAGCCTTGATAAGGATGTGGCGAAGCTTGTCTCTGAGGTGTACGAAGAACTTGGAAAAGACGCACAGGTGTCTATCGAAGAAACATCAAGGGATGTCCTTGAAAAGGAAATCGTTAAAGGTATGAAATTCGAGTCGAAGCGAGCGGAAGAAAAGCTCATCAAGGTGGAAGAGACTCGGACATATGAGGATGTGGATGTCATGGTGGTCGATAAAGCAGAAAGTGTAGAAGACATCCAGGCTCTCGTGAATACTGCGGTATCAAGGGGGAAGAAAGATGCTATCGTAATCGCCAATCAATTCTCCAGGCCGGTCTTTCTTGCTATCATGCAGTTGAAGAGCTTCAACATTGTCCCTATCGAGTATAAGATGCTGCTTACGATTGAGGATGCAAAGGACTATGTCGGAGTTGAAACTGTTGAGAAAGTGATCGTTGAGCCGACACAAACAACGCTGATCGGCGGAAAAGGAGATGTGAAAGAGAAGATTGCCGGGCTCCAAGACAGACTCACCAAAGAAGAATCAAGCTTCGAGAAGGAGAACCTTACAAGCCGTATCTCCAGTCTTCTCGGCCGGGTGGCTGTAATCCGAGTAGGGAAGAATACCGATGTGGAGCGTCAAGAGGCTGTTTTGAAGGTCGAGGATGCTCTAGGAGCTGTCAAAGGTGCTTATGAGCTCGGATATACCAACGGAGGAGGAAAAGCTCTCCTAGAGGCTTCTAATGGGCAATCCGAACGATTCCAGAGGATATGTGCATCGCCGTTCGAGCAGATATGCAAAAACGCAGGTAAAGAAGTAGAAATACCGGATACCTGTAT